AGTGCTGATTCGAATTCGTCTACTGTCATGTTGATCTAGTTATTGTTAGGAATTGAAGATAGGGTACGAAAGGTGGTGTGTTCATGTTTATGCCACTAGGTGTAGCACCTCTTAGTACTACCGGTTCACTTTGAATTGGTGCATTAGTATTATTTGTAAACGTACTCTTACCTTTAAGCGTTGCAACTCCTGGTGCTGTTGGTAGCGGGTATGCTGTAGTGTCTAGAGTATAGACTCCAAGCGAGCTTGGGTTTTGTGATAATTCTGGTAAGAATGTAGTACCACTAAATGCATCTGCTGACCAGTCGACTGTTACTAGTATTTCATAGCTAACTGTTTCACCTGGTTGTGCAATTAGACTACGTCTTAGTAGTGGTAGTCCTGGCGGATCATATAGAGTAATATTAGCACCTTCGTATTTGGCAACATCATCTAAGTTCCAAATAGTATTGGTAGTCCATACGGTATCACCATTAGGTACGTACAACCTTTCTATTAGATTGTTAGAGTGCATTGCCATATAGGCGATCTCCTGCATTGGTGCCTTAGAGTCTGCTGCAAGTTCTAGATTATACCCGTTGTTATCGGTATATGAAATACCTGACTCCTTACTACCACTTGCACAATACGCAGGTCTTTCTAGGCCAAAGACAAAACACTTTCGTGAGTATGATTCCATTGGCCCGTTATCCTGTGTCTCTATACCAATGACTAGGTTATTCTGTGCAGCTAGCATTTCTACAAATTCATTTAGATTTTGAGTAGGATCATTAGCGCTAGGTGTAGCAGTCTCTGGTATAAAGAAGCTGGCTGACTGATGGAACCCTAAGATACTACCAGTACCTCCAACGTTGTAGGTCTCTGTTACACTACCCATGCTGTTGTCAGCTTGGATAAAATACCATAGTATGTTGGCATCAGGGAGACTCGCTCTATAGATTCTGATAATTACACCGTTAGCGTCTTTCTCGACTACTAAGTCTGGGTACCATTGAAAGTAGTGTATACCTACGATCCCTCCTACTTGGTCGTTACATCCTGTGCTAATGCCTGCTGTTATATTACAACTCGTAGATCTTTATCTCTGTGTTTATGAATTCCATTTGTGATTCGTCGCGTGTATTGTCATTTGAGTATAACGCGTAGCCCACATTAATCCTCTGATCTGCACCTGTAGGTTGTGTTGTAAATCTATAAGTGGCTTCCCACTTAAACTCTGCAGTAGTCACTTGATTCTCTGGCCACCCTGTGCTATCAGCTGCATATTCTCTAATAAATGTTACATCATTTGCAAATGTACACGGTGTCATGTTAATGCCTGCAAGATTAACTGACGGTGGCTGTGTGATAGGCTTAGCCTCTAGAGCTCTAGCAGTACCACTAGCAATTATTTCAAAAGTCTTACCACTCTCTAAGAATGCTCCAGTATAAAAGCATGTTTGAAACAGGCCTTGTGGATCGTAAGTAGGTGGGATTTGACTAATGACTTGACCAACAGGATCTGGTTCTGCATAGGCACCCGGAGCAAACCCACCAATCATGACCACATTCTCTGCAATCGGTGTGATACAATCATTAAGTGCTAACGGCAATTCCATCTCTAGGGTTGCTGTCATGCCCGCTACTGTATCTTGGAATCTCTCTTTAAATGGTGTTAGGTTTACATTTAGTGTTAGGTCAAAGTCCTGATATGGCTTAGAGAATCTTAGGTTAGCCAGTATATCATCGATGTACTGTTGGCAATCAGACTGTACCTTAAGGTAGTCTGCAAACCCGTTAGTCGGGTCCTCTTGTGCTACGTCCATTACTATAAGGTTAAACCTGTAAGTAACTGTTTGCCCTGTTCTAGTTGACTGTGTAGGATTAAGGAATGCGTATGGGTAGTTTACTCTGGTACCCTCATCTACAGTCTTAATGTCTGTGAGTGCTCCATACCCAAAGTCTTGTAGGATATAGTGTCGGTTGACCGTAGCCCCAATGCTATCTACGAGTTCTTTGTAAGTCATATTGTCTTCTTTGTTTTAATTTCTGTTCATTCTCTTCCATTACCTTTTCCTTTTGTAAGGCCATGAAGTTAAGTACTTTCTTTAGTGGTTGCTCTGTGACATGGTCTATATGTAATATGTTATCATGTGCCAGCGATACAATCACCTTGTACCATGAGCGGGCTATCGATAGCTTGTCCTTGACCTCAGTGTCTCCATTGATCTGGGCTTCGTCTAGGTCTTTATCAGTAAGTCCGAACAAGACCTTATATTGTCTATAAGTGTATGTACGGAATTGTGCAAACTTATCTATGGCCCACATAGCCTCGTCAGCCCACTTGGCATCCGGTGCTATTAAGCCTACTATATCTAAGAAGTGTTTGTCTAACCCTAAGGCTAAGTATACATCTAGATCTACGAACTCACCAAACGTTAGTGACTCTAGGTCCAGTGTCTTACACTCCTGTCTATCATTCATTGACTTCACAATCATTGCGATTGCCAGGGTCATTGCCTCTTCGTTCGCCTTAGTCAATAAGGCTATTGGTGCGCCAGTTAATTGTGACACTATCATTGGATAGTATTTAGGATCTTCCCAGTCAAACTGTAGTGCTGCATGGTATTGCTCCACTGTAAGTCTTTCGGGGATCTTATACTTGTGATTGTTAATATTAATTGTGACCATCTACTTAGAAATATAAATTATAGTTAATATGAATTACCGCGGCCCATGACAGCATAGGTACCCAGTGTTTTGTTTTGCTTACGGTTGTAGTTTGCAATTGCCAGTGAGATCACACAGTCATCGTGTAACCCACTTGGATGGCCGTACCTGATGTTACGGGTCTTCGGATTATATTCATACGTAAACACTTCGAGCTCGCTTAGAAGCGGTGCAAATGTAGTAGCATCCGGTATACCAATGGTGTCCTCGTTCATGTCAAGTATTAAGCCTTCAATGATTTCATTCTTGGATTTACTTGTAGTCATAAAGGGATGTGTATCAGCCCATTGCTGTTTGACTTGTTCGAAGATTACATCACCTATGGAGTTAACCTCTATCATTACTGTGGCGTTGTAACGCTTTACTCTTGTAATGATCTCTCTTGTCATTGTAGTCCACTCTTGTGCATTGGCTCTATAGATGTCTATTACTTTACCTTGCGCATTCATAAACGTGGCCACGGTGAAGTCTTCTTGCTTACCTAGATCTACTCCGCAATAGATCTTTGAGTTGTTCTGGCCCCATGTAGGCATTACATTACTCTGTAGGTTTGAGAAGACCTCACCTCCACTGTCAATAAATTTGGCTAGATATTCTTGTTGGAAGACATTAGGTGGTAGGGTTCTCTTTGCATCTTCTATCTCTTCTATGTTTATGTATGGTGTATCGTAACTTGAGCCTGTATATGCTTTATAGTTATCGTAATCGTTTGAGCGCGCGAGTTGGTATAACTCATGAAACCAGTTCTTACCTTTCGGTGTAGAGATGAACAGGACTTTCTTACCACGTACTAAGAAGACTGGCTTAATGGCTTCCTTCCATGCATCCTCTTTCATAAAGGCAGCCTCATCTAAGATACCATAGTCTACTGTTAAACCTCTTATATTATCATACTTCTCTGCTGATCTAAAGATAATCTCACTACCGTTCTTTAATCTACTATAGTTATCTGAGTAGTTACAGTTTTTTACTATGCCTGATGAGCCGATGGCCTGCATTAGTTCTTTCTGTACCTTAGTAGTCTGCGAGTAGACTGGTGACACCCAGAGTACTTTCACTGGTCCGTTGTTAATCATCCAATACAGAGAGAGGTTGATCGCCATTAAGGACTTGCCAAACTGACGACCAACACAAGCAACATGGTATTTAGCTGAGCTGCCAATAATATCATTGACCATGTCTCTCTGTTTAGGATGTGGTGTAAAACCAGTGTAATTCATTTACTCGTCTATTCTGTTAACGTCATCATTTATATCAGGTCCGAATGAGAACTTAATATCTTTAAATAGATCTTCACCATCTTGTCCAGTGATTTCTTGTCTTGCTAACTTAGGTATAATATATTCAGATAGCTTTAGCATTAAGTCCATTGCTTTTGCTGGATCTTCTTGTGCTGTTTGCATTAACCATCTATTCATATTATCTAAGTTATCTTCTGTTAACTTTTGATAAGCTTCTCTAATAAGTTTTGTATTCTTATTCTTTGTGCCTTTTTTACGGCCGGCGCGATTGATGTTCTCATCGCCTCCTCTAAACTCTCCCATCTTCTTTAAGTGTTTTATTTAAGGTTTTAATTGTTTGTTTAGCTATCTCGAAAGACTTAGCCTTCATAGTAGCTACAGGGAAGTCATTCTCATTAAGAGTATACTTACCTGTCTTTGTTTCGTAAATTGTGTATGATTTCATATTCTATCTTTAATCTTTTTTTAATGTTAAGTACACAACGGCCACAAGACGACACAGGCTTGTTATCTCCAGTTATCCTGTTGTAAACATCATATAGCTCTTTGGCTTGCTCTTGTGTCATTCTAACGTTACCCAGTAATGAGTAATTGTTATGTAACCAGTCGTAATCTTCGTTTATCATAATAGTATTTTTAAATATAATTCACTAATAATTGATGCTAGTGCTGCATATAAGATACCTTCGTATCCATATAGAAATATAAAAGGTCCGACATTTAACCAAAAAGTTAAACACATATTACATTTCATTGGTTTATCTGGCATCCATTTAAACCTTTGATTAAAGTCAGCTGCCATGTGTCCTAAGCCTGCTGCTCCTAATATCATTAATATTAATTCCATATCTCTATTGTTTGTTTTATATAGTCTTTACACTCTTTTACAGCTTGACTAATAGTTGTACGTGGTATACCTGTTATACGTGATAGTTTAGAATAGTTTGGCTCTGCTAACCACATTTGAAATAGTTTAACTCTAAACCACTGTTCTATTGTATCTGCTTCCATATCTTCCATTATACCCTGTATTGATTCTATCTTTAAGTCCCATTCTATATCATAGTCTTCATCTGCTATTCTTTCTGCTGTTTTATCGTAAAGCTCATGCACGCGCCCAGATTGACGATATAACTTATGATAAGGTGATGTACCAGAATGAAAAGATCTATGAATGATACCACTTAAGAATAACATACCCTGACCTTTATTTACTATCTCTTGTCCTCGCTTATGTTGCATAAACTGTTCTATAGCATAATGTGCTACATCTTCAGCTTCTCTTGATTTACATATACGTTTAGACATTAGTATAATTTTATCGTAGTTATCAGTCAGGAACGTATTCAAAGTAGTCAAATATATCTTTCATTATTGCACACTCTTCGTATGCTTCTTCGCGTAATGCGATTTCGTATCTAAATGCCATTAAGGCTAATGCCTCTTCTACATCATTCATACTCTCGTCTAAGTATTTCTCTAACATAATATCACGAAAGCCTTGACGAGTATCTTCATCTGCTTTAAAGTAAACTCCTATTATCTTCCAGGCTTTTCTTTTCATTGCTATCATTCTCTACCTCTACCAGTAAACGTAAATAGTTCTTTATCCATTTTATACATAGGTGTGTAATGTGGTCTACGCTCTCTACTTAAGCTAATACTATCTTCTTCTAA